ATTTTTATTTTTGATAACTTGGTTTATTATAAATATATAACATTTTAATTTTTAATCGAAAGAAACAATTTCTCCTGTTTCTAAATTTATATTTCCATCTCCATATTTTTCTCTGAATGATTTGCTTAGTGACAGTTCAGATTCTTTCAATGAATTAAATTCATTGATCAACATTTGTTTTTGAGAAGATAGATTTTGAAATTCGTATTCTAATTGACCGAATTTAATAATTAATTCTTGATTTCTAACTTGAAAATCAGATAAAGATCTAATTTCTTCAGGTGTAAGTTTTTTTGTTTGCATAAATTTTATTTATTAATACATATACGATAAATAAAGCCTGCCAATAAGGCAAGCTTAAATTTATATTTTTGTAATATTTCTTAGTAGTTCAAGATACAGTAATCCATACCTAAATTTAATTTAATATTAATGGCAGCAGCTTCTGTATCGTAATTATATTCACCAAAATTAGCTGATTTAATAAATGCTCCTTTAAGAATCCATTCTGATACAATATCACCAATAGGACCTAGTACATTAATAGTTACATCTTTCTTATAAAAATCTGAGTAGCCATCACGACCAGTAACTGATTCATGATGTAAACGTACCCATTCCATTACAGCTTGAGCACCTGATGGTGTGATTGGATCGAATAAAGTCATTTCCATATCGCCCCATTTAGCTTTACCTTTAATTTTACGGTAAACATTGATGTGATTTAATACAATTTCATTCATATCTACAGTTACAGGAGCGATCGCTTTGATCATATATGAAGGAATCCCATCTACATACATTACAAACCTGTTTGCAACTTTGGGTTCAAATGCTGTAAAAAATATTTCGTTTGGTGATAATACTGCCATTTTATTTTTGTTTTATTTTATTTTATTATAAATATGTGTGTTTTTAAAATCTTCCCTCATTTTTCAGAGGGAAGATATTTGTTTTTTTATTATGCTGGGAATGTAGCACCAGTTGGAGTAATGTTGAAATCTAAATAAATAAATTCAGCAGTTTTTGTAGGTTGGATATAAATCGCTCCAATTAATTGATTTCTATCAATTACATCTGCTGTGTTATTTGTTTCATCCATTATAACTTTAAATGCATACAAACCTTGTCTTTGTTGTACTGATGATAAGTAAGGATTTGTTTGGCTTAAGAATATATTTCTTGTGGCAATTGTATTTTGTTCAAATACCAATGTATTAGCTACTTGTGAAATATAAGATTTAAGTTCAATTAACAAACGTCTTACACTTACACGATCAAGTGCTGATGGTTTAGTTTGTAATGTTTTTTGTCCGTAAACCACAATTCCTTGACCTGGGAAGGTAGCGATTGGATTTATTTTTCCAAGATACAATGAATCACGAGTTGATTGATTTAATTTTTGTTCAACACGTATTACTGTTCCTAATCCACCACGATTAATACCTGCTGGTGCGAACCAAGGCTCACCTACTCTATCATTATAAGCATAAACACCTATAATCATTGTAGAAGCTGGAACCCAAACATTTTTACCAGTTCCTGGGTCTAATATTTGACACCAAGGCCAGTACATAGCAGCGTATGAATTATCTCTTGAAGAAGCTTGTGTAATTGCGTCTCCACTAGTTGAACCATAAGCTACAGGATCTACTATGTAAATATTGTCTCCTCTATCTTGAGTGTTATTAATAATAGTTGAAACAGTACCTGTATGAATTGAATTAACTAATCCAGGGGTTGCTAATACATTAAATTGATAGTCATCTTTATTATTTAATAAATTAACCATGTTTTCATAATCCTCAGCTACTACACCTTGAGTATTTCCACTTATTCCACCATCTATAGTATTATAAAAATGAGCTCCGCCCATTACATCACCAGTAGCTCCATCAAATGAACCACTACCTGCTAATGGAATAGATCCAGTATATTGAGGTTTTGCAATTCCGTTATTATCTAAATAATCTGGCGTTAATAAAGCTACCGAATCAACATAAATATATCTTGAATTGTTAGCATAATTACCTGTTAATTCAATTTGGTTATTTGCTGGGTTATAATTGTAAACGTAATCTCCAATCCTTTTAGATATGAAGTTTGGTGATTTAGGATCTAATGATAAGTTAGTAAATGATTCTACTACTATTTTACTATTAGTAATATCATTACCTTGTCTAACTAATAATGTAAAAGTACCATTTGCTGTATTTGGACTTACTATTTCAAAACGAACATTATCTTTTGAACCACTAGCTAAAGCACCTGCTGCATCTAATGAACTTGAACTATTCATTATAACTCCTTCAGAAAGAGTTTTTAATACAAATGCATTTTGGTTTGTACCTCCAGCAAAATAAGTTGTAGTACTTCCAGAAATAGTGTAATATGAATTACCTTGAATTCCAGATAAAGTTGAAAACAAATTTAAAGTAGTAGTAGTATTACTTGCACTAACATATTGAAATGAAGCACTATATGGTGCTACAGATGAACTATTATTAATTGCTAATACTACATTTGCTGCTGTGTTAGCTGCTGTTGAACCAGATGGAATAAATATGTTTGTAGAAGTATTAGTTCCACCTGCACTTCCAGTTAATGTAAATGTAACACCATTAAGTGAAAATGAACTTGATCCATTTGCTGCTACTTCTGTATGGAAAGGAGTAACACCTAAAGTTGAAGAAGCAGTAGTTAATGTTAGACCTGAATTAATAGTAGTGCTAGCTGCGGATGTATAAGATCCAGATTTTACTCTTGCTACTAATAACGTGTCTCCACCTTCATTAAAGTAATTATATGCTGCTATAGAGGTAAAATACGAATAAGTATCGCTACCACTAACTAACACATCACCAAACTTATTTACATAATCACTATATGAAGTAACTACAGTTGGTAATTCTACAGGACCTTTTACAGTTGGTCCTATGATTGCTGCTCCTACTTGGACTGGCTGCTGACGAATCTGTGATTGATCGTTTTCTCTAGCTAGTACTCCGGGAGATAATAATGTTTCTGCCATTTTTTATAATTTTTTATTGTGTTGTTGTTTATTGATAAATATAGCAAAACATGTTAAAAATCTTAGACATTTAGAAATTTTTATTTTTTAGGGATACCTTTTCTTTGATATATTTTATCATTAATTGATGATGGAATTTTTATAAAATATTTATCTATAAGATCTTTTGGAATTAATAATACTTCATTATCTAAAAAATAATTTATGTTTTTAATTTCGTAATCTTCCATTTCTCCAAATCCCCCATCTATAGTAATCTCTTTATATGAAGGTATATTTAAAGAATTATATGATTTTTTTATCATATCTTCAAATCCTAATTCTTTCATATTTTTTACTTTTATAGATTTAAGTAAATCTTGAGTGATAAGAGAAGAATAGTCATTTCCTCTACTAAATCCTGTACCAACAACCGCATGTTTTGTAATAGGTTTTTGAAGATTATCTAAAAAATATTCTGGATCACCAGATGAGTTAAAAATATAAAAATCAGAAATATCTGAAGATGAGAACATATTACCGTCAAAAATATAGGGAATCCTTACATATTCTTCATCATCTTTGACAGGGTATGTTTTTAGGTTGGGTGATATTTTGAATGTTGTATCTATTTTCCAAGGAATTAATAAAGATTTAATACTAAAAAATTTAGGTTTAGCTACTGGTTTGTAATTAAATTGAGAAGAATCTCCTTCTTTTGGTTGTTTATATGGAATATTAGATTTAGGAGTACCTTGATAAATTTCATAAGGAATATTCATTTTATCTAACATATTTTTTAAAGTTTCTATATATTTTTGTTGTTTTTTATTTAATTCTTTTTCAATAAAAATATCTATTCTTTTTACATATGGAAGAAGATAAAATCTTTGTCCTTTAGTTTCAATACCTTCTTCAGCGTACTTACCTTTAGCTCCTTTTCTTTTTAAAAAATCTTCACTATCTTCATAATCTAAATTTTCATCATCTCCGTATGAAACATCAACATCTGCTGGATGGACAAATCCTCTAATTTTATATTTAGTACTAATTTTATTTCCATCTAACATTATTCTACACATAATATTATCATCACCATGGGATATAAATCCTGTGTCTGAGTTAGCATATCTGGTGGTCGAAATTTGATTTTCGTCATTAGGTTGTACATATTGTGTTTTAAGAATTTGAATACAGTAATTTATAGGAGTAAAGTGATATAAATCACCTACTTGTTTGGCTTCATTTAATACTTCTTTCAATAAATTAGTTAAATTCATTGGATTCATTTTATTTTTAATTTGAGATTTTAACCAATCAAAATATAATTGATTTCCTACAAAATATTTTTTAGCACTTCCTGTGTCCTCGTAATTGAGGGTTATACTTCCATCTAAATTTATTTTAAAATCTACTCCTCCAAATACTTCTTTAGGTATAAGTCTAAGAAGAGCATTCATAATTAAAGCATTTGGGGTTTTAAAACCTAATTTTTTCATCATAGGTAATATATCACTTGATACCATTCCCCATGTTGGTTTATTAAGTGAAGTTAATTCTTGCATTCCTTTTAAAATACCTCTAACATTTCCTCCAACTACTGCTAATTTATATAAACCACTTCCTTGAAGTCTAGCAGCAACATATCCTGTTTGATCTCCAAAAAAATCCCAATCTTCTGCTCTTTCAAAAAATTTATCTTCATCCCAAGCATTACCTACAGATTTTTCGTATGAGGTTTTATATAATTGATATGTATTATTTTGTTCTTTAGAAGTAAGATCATCTATATAAAATGATTCATATATATATTTTTTCATAAATTTATTAATTTAGTTACTGCGATAAATACAATAAAATCTTAATGACTTTAATTTTCTTTAACTTTACGTAGATGAACCAGATATGTTGTTTGATATTTTTTCCTGTATTATAATCTTTGTTATATCTGGGATTTTCTTAATTGCTAATACATCTTTTTGTAAAACGTCAGGTATAATATATCCGTTTAATTTTATATCGAATGTACTTTTTACAGATCTATCTTTTCCGTCTGCTACTTCTATTACTGTATTAAATGAATCTATTCGTGCATTAAACTTAAATCGTGCTGGGTCGCCCCAATATGAATCTGAAGCGTAATTAATTGCTTCAACAATTTTATTCATTTGTTCTACGTAGTAAGTGTATATAACGCAGCTATATTTTATAGTAACGTAATCTGGTATAACAACTGCGTATTGCTCTTTTTCTGGTCTAACATTGTTTAGTACTGAAAATGAGTCATAGAAATTTCTTTTACTATATGACTTTACAAGTGAACTATATAAGTGAGGTTGATTTGCATCAACTTTGTTTCCAATACTTCTGTTTTTTGTTAAGTCATCTCTCTTAAATACTAATAGTGGAGACATTATTTTTCCATTTTTATCTCTATAGTATCCATCCTTTTGAATTGATTTCCATTTTTCAGGATTTCCATAAACTATGGGAACAGGAATTCTTTGACCATTTTGAATAACAAACGGCTTTATAACTTCATTAAAGTAATAGTAAATAGTTTCATCAATATCTTGAATTCCTACTGTAAATGGTTTTGTAGTATCTCCCTTAAAACTTAATTGATTTCCTCTATTTGATCTATCAAATTCAGCATCGTTAGGATTTCCTACAGGTTGAAAACCCGGTCCACCTTGTTGATAAGGTTCTTGTTGAGAAATACTGATTTCTCTTTGTGTTTTAGGTGTTGGTTTTCTATTAGCCATTATTTTTATATTTAACTTCTTTCACGCGTAAGATTAACTTTATCAGCTGGGATATAATGAGCTATACAATTTATTGATACTGAGTATCCAAATTCTTCTAGACCTGGGTTTAGTGGATTTACGTTATATGGATAGTCAGGATCTTTACCTACAAATAGTTGGTTATCGTAAGATTGTTCTATTTCAAAATATCCTTCATAATACATAATTATATCTCCTACTTCAGGATACACACTTGCTTGTGTTAAATCGTCTCTTAAGAAAGAGAAAGTCATAGTTCTATCGTAATCACTACCTAATTCTGTCATTTCAAATTTAGGATCTGTTCTAGTAATTCTACAATTTAATAAAGTAGGTTCAGAAAAATATCTTTGACCAGTTGATTCACCATATATATTTGAGACAGTTTTTTCAAGATTTACTTTATAAAAAGTACACTGTTGTGAAATAACATCTCCTAAAAGTTCTCTATTAAGACTTCTTATAAATGATGCATCTCTACTTGATCCAAAAATTGCCATATTATCCTATAAAAATTGTCATTGGAGATTTTCCTAATTCATTCATTACTGAATCACTTTCTGTTTGCTTTCTAGTCAATAATGCTTGACGAGATGTTTCATCTAAATATGTTCTTAATCTTTCAATTAATGATGTTTTTTCTGCTGTTGCAGCTGTAATCAAATCTGATTGATTTAAAGTAACTTCTGATCCAGGAATAGGTACTTGGGTGTATTTTCCACGAACATATCCTAACATTTCTTTACATAATGCTAAAGTATATTCAAATATCCATTGTCTACCAATTGAATTTATTTGTGAATATTTTGGATTTGTAAAATTGGCGTTTGAAACATTAGTTACAGAACTTGGAGCTTGTCCAATAACACTATTTAGTCTTTCTTCTATACTAATATATTGAAACCATATTCTGTCTCCATCTTGAGTAGGAATAGGAAATATTCTTAATTTGTTATTTATAAGTTCAAATGTAAAATCAGGTAGTGAAATTTGGTTTTGCATTTCAACTGCTTGAGTTGTTTGTACTAATAAACTTGTTGGATACATTAAAAATCCTGTTGATCCAAACAATCCATAAGTTCCAACTGCTGGTACTCCTCCTAATCCTGAGAACATATTCAAGTTATATACTTGATTAACTGCTGGAATTGGTTGGTAGAATACTCTTTTTATTTCTATTCCTCCTGTTATGTTGTTTTCTATTGCCCAAGCTCCTAAATCGTAATCTTGATTATAAGCAGACATTGAAATTGAACCACTATACCAATTTACATTTCCTCCTGTTCCTGCTTCTGAGGCATATTGCTGTGATAATCTAATAACACCAGCCATTGATGGAGTTACGATTGCGTGATTCATGTTTGATGAAGTTGGAGCACCAATTACATTTAATAAGTTATCTCTTACTTGAAAAGCATATAATTCATTTCCGTAAGTAGTAATTGCTTCTTCAAATGCTGTGTAGAAATTTAAATCCTGTAATTCAACATCCATAATAGGATATCCTAGTCTTCGAGCACAAAAAGTAGTTACTTTATCTGCGTCAACTTGAAATTGATAGTCATTGTCATAAAATCCAAAAGGTGTATTACCTGGAAAAAACGATGAACTACCTGGGTATATAGGAATGTTAGCCATGATTTATATTTTTATTATAAATATGGTAAAATTAAATATTAACTTAAAGTTGGATCAGTCATTAATAAACTCGGTTGTATTCCAAAAGGAGAAGTGCTAGGTGTACTTGGAGTATTTTTAGCTAATCCATTTGCTATTTGATTTGGTGCAAATTTAATACCTATGTTATTTAATTGATTTCCTTTATTTGTTGTTACTGTTAATTGTCCGGGGTTTGATAAAGTTGCTCTACTTACTTTTACAAATTTAGAGAATTTTTCAAATCTGTCTTGGAATGTAATTGTGTAGTTTGTTGTTGATGAGGGTGTAATTGTAGTTTTAAGTCCTGGGCTTCCATTAAAAAACTCATTCATTGTTATAGTAACACCACTAGTTATAACCACTCTATCAAAATTAATCTTATGACAGTTGATTAATGTGCAAGCAGCAGTTAAATTTAAGGTAGATATTAGTGATAGGTTTTTAGTCAAAACATTCCCTTTTTTGTATGTTAAAACTCCTGTTTGATAGTATATTGGAAATAATATAAGAGAACCATTAATATCTATCTCTACATTGTTTTGTATAGGGATTGCTGTGGTGTGATACCAATATCCACTTTTATTAAATACAATTGTAGCGGTCCCAGATATGGTTGATATACTGTGAGATACTTGTAAACTGGCTAAATTTATTTTAAACCCACTACCATTTAATACAAATGATGTGGCATTAACACTACTAGGTTGTGTAAATAATAAAAGTCCAGTCATGTTTAAATCACTTGTTAATGTTATCCCATCACTACCTGTTTGGGTTCCTCTATAAAAATAAACATTACCCCACATCATACTATTAGTATTAAATGTGACATTAGTATTACCACCACCTAAATATAAAGTAGATGAAGAAGCATCAACATTCCCTGAGATATATCTTATTGTTTTATTTGAAGCACTACTAGTACCAATTCCAACAGAACCTAATACATTAATAGTACCACTTGTATTAAATGTTAAATTAACACCTACTACATTATACCAACCACCACTAAATTGAAATGGTACTGTATCTGAACTCCATGTTCCATTACCAGCCATAATCAAACTTCCTGTACCTATTATATAACCTCCTACACTAACACCATTTCCACCTGCAAATCTTAAATTACTTAATATAGTAATTATAAAACTATTTATAGTAATACCACCACTAGTTGATGCTGAAGTACCAGATGTTACAATAAAATTATTAATTGTTATATCTGATGTTAAATTTAATACTATTGCTGAACCTCCGGTTGATGGGACTAATAAATCACCAGCACCTGTAGGACTTAATAGTCCAACACCAGTAAATGTAATTGTCCCAGCAGAATATGTTGTAGATTGCCCTAAAGATATATTACCAGATATGTTAAAATTATTAGTTAATGTAATTGTAAGTGTTAAACCACTACTAACTACAATAAACACATTTTTCCAAGTAATACCATTTGTAGTTAAAATAAGAGAACCTGATGTTGTTAAACCATGTAAATTTAATGTACTGTTATTAGTTGTTGTATCAACTATTCCTGCTGTATAAGTTAATGTTCCTGTTCTATAATATATATTTGTACCTATAGTTATAGTACCACTTGTATTAATTGTTAAATTATTTGATAAATAAACAGCAGATCCATGTGACCAAGTTCCTGTACCATTTAGCACTATTGTAGATGTTCCACTTGTTGCTATATTAATAGTTAAGTTACCACCTACATTAACATTAAATAATCCATTAATTATAACAGCCGTTGTTTGTGTAGTTAAATTTCCACTTATATTTAAACTACTTGTTAATGTTTGAGTGCCTGCAGAAAAAACAATATTATTCCATTTATTTGTTGTTACACCATCCATATTACCACAATTAAATGTAGTAGATAATGCACAATTTAATGTACTTCCTGTTGTAACTACAGTACCTGTTGTATAAGTTAATATTCCTGTATTGTAATAAACTATTCCACTTATTGTAATAGTACCTGATGCATTTATTGTTAAATTATTTCTTAATTGTATACTTGTTGAAGAACCAGTCCAAGTACCAGTTCCAGTTAATACTAAATTTGTAGTACCACTAAAAGTCATACCACTTACAGAACTATTAAGTGTTAAGTTTTCAGATATATTTATAGTATTAGTATTAAATATTGGTGCTGAGGTTGTACTTGGTATTATATTTAAGTTAGTAATATTAATATTATTAGGTAAAGTAGTAGTACCCCTTGTTATAAGTATTGGTCCTGTTGGATTAAAAGTGTTAGCACCAACTGAAAAACTTAATGTTCCTGTTTGTGAAAAAGTAACTTGTCCTGTAATATTTAATGTATTACTTAATGTTACAACATAAGTTGTACCAGTAAAACTTATTGTTCTACTCCATATTGTAGTTCCACTAATAGTAGTAGCTCCATTTATAATTAACCCACTTGTTCCATCTTGAGTATATCCATTAGTGCCAAGATTTACTATACCATTTGTGGTAATAGGTTGATTAAAAGTAATTGTGTTTATATAGTTTGTAAAATTTATACCTATTAAATTGGCAGTTGATACATTAACTGTAAGAGGGCCTGATGTAGCTGTAAAATTTACATCATCACCAGCAAGAGGAACTACACCACCAACCCAAGTTGTTGTAACACTCCAATTACCTCCAGTATTTGATACAGTTCTTGTTGCCATTTATTTAATCTTTTTTAGTTGGTAAATATTTTACATAACCTTTACATTTAGTATCTCCACAATTTAAAGTCATTGCATTCTGTACATTAATATTATTACCTAATAAAAATTTAGGTGGTAATATTCTTTTATGGCATTTATTACAAAATAAAGGTTTCATAACTATTAAATAGGTTTTTCTTCTCCGACTATAATACTAGATAGTGTTGTTTTGTTTAATTCAATAATATCTTGAATAGGCTTTTCTTCTCCAATAGGAATATTAAGCAATAGTGTTTTATTAAATTCAGTTGAATCAAGTTTTCTTTTTTCACTTGCCGCTCTGTTTAAAATTCCAGTTTCAATATCTAATTCGCTTTGAGGCATAAAATGAGGAATATCTACAGTTACTACTACACCATCAAAATTATATTCAACAGTTGTTGTAATTGTTTCTTCGTTTGCTTGAGTGTTTAATATTTTATAAGTCATAATATATATTTTTATTTATTAATAATCTCCACCATAACAGTTTATATCATATTGACCTGAGGTTTGTGTAGCACTAATTGTTGCCCACAAATATTCACCTGTAGCTAGAAATAACGGTGTTGTAAATGTCATTGTAAATGTTGCTCCTATTGCTGTTGCTGAAGGAGTTACTAATGTTAATGCAATTTCTTTTATTAATCTTGGATTTCCTCCAATTGCACTATCACATAAAAATATTCTACCTACTGCTGCTACTGATGCTTGAGTTTGTGATGCAGCTGAGTGTACGAAATCTATTGATTCTACTCTACTTCCGTTTGTTCCTGCTGTAAATAATAAACCACCGTTTGTGGTAGTTGATAAATCGCGAGTTGTGTTTGCTGTTGTTAATCTAAGACCAGTATTAGTACCTTTGTTAGCTACTAATGTAAAAATTGGTGCTGTATTTGCTGCCATAATTTATGTTTTATATAAAGTTGTAATAATTAAATAAGTTTGATGCTGGTGAAGATCCACCTCCACCTCCGCCTCCGTTCATAGCATAAGATGCTGTTAAAGCATATGATGCAGTTCCTTCTAATGAACCAGTTATTCCTTGAGAAACATTTAATGAACCACTAATAGATTGACTATCATTAAATTGATTTGAACCTGTAGTTGCTAAATTTCCAGCTCCTGTTATATTACCTGGAACGGTTAAGTCTCCATTATCATCAAATATCCAAGTATTTTGAGTTGAGCCAGTTTGAGAGTTAATTTGAACCCAATACTTTTCATTAAATGAGTTATCTAAATTTCGTACAACTACATTTGCTTTTTCTCCACCCAAATATAAATAAGCACTTGATGAATCTATTAATCCACCAGCACGAATATGAATGTGGTTTGGAGTTGTAGGATCTAATACAATATATTGATCTGACACTACACTTGTATTTGGCTTTAAAGTTAATGTTGTATATCCACCGCCATCACCAGAACTAGCTGAAATTGATTGGATTACACTACCGTCTCCAAAGTCAATTGTGCCACTTATTATTTGATTTCCTATAAAAATGTTTGAACCTGTAGTTGCAAATGAGCTGGTGTCTACAGATCCTCCTCCCCCTCCATTCATAGCGTAAGATGCTGTTAAAGCATATGAAGCAGTTCCTTCTAAACTACCAGTAAATGCTCCATTTTCCCAATCTATTGATACTGTTGAACCATCTGATTTGTATAATTGGCGGGTGGACCAATCTATTGAGTTTAATGATGTTGGATCGAATAATCGACGCTGATTCCAATTTATGGATACGTTGCCTTGATCATCTACTAGTTCTCTATTAACTATATCCACAGATGTTGCTGCACCTGTAAGATCTGTGAAGTATATTGCACCACCTACCGCATCAAATATAAAAATATCGGTATTATCACCTCGCTTAATCCTAAAATCATCAGTTGTCAAATGAACTTGCGATCCACTTACATTTAGTGATCCAGTTATATCTGCGCTTCCGGAAAATGAAAGTGAATCAAAATCAAAGAATATATTTTCTGCTGATATATCTAATATATTACCTGAGTTTATTTCTGTCGATCCTGATAAAATTAAAGAGCCTGAAAGTGTTAGTACCCCAATAGATGACGTAGAATTTGATGTAATTGCTGATTCAATGCTTTCTCCTTGGCTTCCAGATTTATGAATATAAATCTTACCATCAGGTATATTTAAAGCAATTTCACCTATATCTAATGAAGATGTTGTTGGTATGCTACCATCAGTTAAACTTCGTTTATGTAATATTTTATCAGACATTTATGTGTGTTTATTATGTTAATGGAAATGACGATAGTTTAGGTTCATATATAATCAAATCCAAATCTTTTATCCATATAAATTTCTCAATAGTACAATATTCTATTTCCTCTATTGATATAATCCAATTATTATTTAAATCTTGAATAGGGTTAAAATATGAGTCAGATGCATATAATTGACCTACCAATTCATCTCTTTGTTCTATTGTTAATAGACCTACATAAGTAAGCCACTCTGCTTTTGTTATATCTGTTATTTTCATATTACACTTGTCTACCCAATGCTGTTTGAAATGTTTGTACTATTGAATATAATGTTAATGCTTCAGCATTTGTTAATCCATCTCCTATTGAGGTAAATGCAAATTGATGGTTTGAGTAAAATTGGGGGTAATCACCATTTGCATCATGTACTGCTCCAATATAAATAGTTGCATTAGCTGGAATACTTGAAGCCACTGTAGTTCCTAAAGTAGTATTATTTTTTGTCATAAAACTATTACTTGGACTTGTAACAGATGATACATAAAATCCTTTAGAATCAGCATTTGAAACTGCGACACCTCCCTCAGCCTGATTATAAAAGCCACCATATGCAGTACCAGAGAATGATGACGCACACCAACCTTCTTCGGTATACCCAGTACCCCCATTAGTAACACCCATATCTATACCACTAACTGTTGTATTTGTGATATACATAGAATAATGTGCTGAGTTTAGTGTGAGGTCAGTAGATAAATTCAAAAAAGTATCTGCATATCCATTAGTTCCATTACCTTGAATACCGTTTGCGTCATGTGTCCATCCTCCTAAAAATGATAATCT